AGGGGCAGGATAAGCTCTATAATTTCCTTAAGGATAATCCTGAAGCTCTGACTAAACTTGAAGGCCGCATAAAAGAGATGCTGTGAAAGTAACGGGATTAGACGGCAAAGAGAGATCTTGGAATCTATCTAAATATAGAAATGTCAAAAACTCTTCTAGACCCAGATCTCAATACCACATTAGAGCCAGAAAACTTCTTAGAAAAATATATCCCCACGACAAAATTTTGGAAGAAGTTTCTCTGCCGGGTAGCGGTACGGATACAAGAAAATCAACTTTGTATGCCGACTTTTTTATTCCCAATAGATCTTTAATGGTAGAAGTACACGGTCATCAACATTATGAATATGTTGCGTTCTATCACAAGAAGAAGATCAATTTCTATAAAGCTCAAGCTAGAGACAGAGACAAATTGGAGTGGTGCTGCGTGAACGACATAAGAATTGTAGTACTAAAATATTCAGACAACCTAGAAGAATGGGAAAGGCAGGTAAAATATGACTCCGCTTGAGCAAATTAAAAGGGGGATTCTGGAGGGTGACATGGCCACGGTCGCATTGGGATACAAATCTCTGACCGGAGAAGATCTTCATAACGATGAAGCAAGCGTGACTGAAGCCCTGCCAGAATTTATGGCTTCTTCACAGGTAAAGATAGACACTCCACCATCTAGCCCCATCTTATCATCCACCTCAGATGATTTTATAGCCCCTTCAAAGAAGGAGGACTCAGAGAACACGGGAGGCAGAATAGCTAGAAATTCCCCAATCCCCCTCGCAAAAAGAGAAAACCTCTTTACGGATGATGGGGTAGATCATAAAGATATCTCTACTCCAGATGTAGAACTATCTCCAAGGCAAAGAAATACGTTTCAGATGATTCCACAAGAGTGTCAAAAGTGCCACGAGACATTTGAAGTTCATCCAATACATAAAAGAGATCACTTTATTTGCGATAGGTGCATTAAATAAATGGAATCAGATCAAGAACTGTTGGATGTTGCGGCAGAACGCGCCGTCTTGTCGGGGTTGTGTCAGCATGGTTTAGACGCTTTTTTAGATACGGAGGATATATTAACATCGGATAGTTTTGTTGTAGAGTCTAACCAAATAATTTACAAGTGTGTTAAAGAAGTACTTTCTGAAAGTAGTAGCGTAGATGCGTCTTCAATTCTCGCTGCGGCAAGCAAGCTGAGATTTAATGACCACATGAGTAAGAAAAAGGAGATGGATTATCTTAGGTCTATTTTCAACTTCCCAATTCACCTAGAGAATGTTAAAAGACATGCGATTAAACTTCGCAAGCTGGAGGTAGCAAGAGAGGTAAAGAAAAGGCTTACGCAATGTCAAAAAGATATCGTTAAGGTAAGCGGGGAAGAACGAATTGATGAAATCATAGCGATAGCAGAGAACCCGATCTTTGAACTTACGGCCCTTCTCAATAGAGGGAGAGAGGACAAGCCCGTCCTTCTGGGAGACTTGGTTGATGAATATCTTATCGACCTAGAAGAGAACCCCGCAGACATGATAGGAGTTAGCACTGGCTTTGCAAGGTTTGATCATGCTATTGGTGGTGGGTTACGAAGAAAATGTGTAGACCTTGTGGCCGCAAGACCAAAGGTTGGAAAAAGCATGTTTGGGGATAGTGTGGCCCTCCACGTTGCAGGAGAACTCAACATTCCCGTCCTGATGCTCGACACCGAGATGTCTAAGGAAGATCATTTTAATCGCATTTTAGCCAACTTGAGTGGCGTATCAATTAACGATATTGCTATGGGAAAATTTGCTAAAAATCCAGTGTCGAAAGAAAAGATTAGACAGGCGGCTGAGAAATTCAAAGAGATACCCTACGACTACATAAGTATTGCTGGTATGCCCTTCGAGCAAACCATATCAATGATGCGTAGATGGATATTACAGCGAGTCGGAGTAGACGAAAATGGCAGAACTAAGAATTGCCTCATAGTCTACGACTATTTGAAACTCATGAGTTCCGACAGCATCAACTACAACCTTCAAGAGTACCAAGTCCTCGGGTTTCAGATCACTTCTCTACACAATTTTTGTGTACAATACGACTGCCCCTGTCTTTCATTCGTTCAATTAAACAGAGACGGCATAACAAAAGAATCTACGGATGTAGTTAGCGGGTCCGATAGACTTATTTGGTTATGTACTAGCTTTACTATATTCAAGAAAAAATCGGACGAAGAAATAGCCGAGGATGGAGATGATATCGGAAATAGGAAGCTTGTGCCTGTCGTGACTAGGCATGGAGCAGGACTGGAAGATGGGGACTACATAAATATATCCATGAAAGGCGAAATAGCCAGAATAAAAGAAAACAAAACAAGAAACGAGATTAAAAAATCTAGACGATCAGATGACCAAGGTTTTGAACATGACGCAACAGGTGTCCAACAGGCTTAGTCAAAATCAACTAAGTCAGATTTCGAAAAAGCTTTTTGAACGAGCTACCGATCTGCTGGACTTATTTGATATTGAATACGAAGAATTGCAGAATAGGATTACGTTTGCATGTCCTGTACACGGTGGAGATAATACTACAGCCCTAACTATCTTCACGGAAGGAGATACTCTAGCCGGAAATTGGTGTTGTTGGACTCACAATTGTGAAGCAACCTACAAAAACACCATGATCGGTCTTGTAAGAGGGATTCTTTCTTATAAAAAAGGTTCGCCGTGCGGATTTTCTGATACCATTAAATTTTGTTTGGATTTTTTGGATTGTAAATTAGATAGCATAAAAAATGTTCCACAAGAAAAAGATAAAGATGATTTTATCAGAAGCTCCCGTATTTTAACGAAGGAAAAAAGGGAACAATCTGGGAAAATAACAAGAGAAAAAGTGAGACAAGATCTCAATAATGCGGTACAATATTACACCGACAGAGGATATTCACCAGAGACTTTAGACAAATTTGATGTGGGAATTTGCGACAATCCCGACAAGATGATGTATAGCAGGATTGTTGTTCCAATATATGACGATGATCACAAGTATATGATCGGATGCATCGGAAGAAGTCAGTGCGAGACGATCAAACCAAAATGGATACACAGCAAAGGATTCAGAAAATCTTCTTGCTTGTACAACTACTGGCACTCAAAGAAATATATTGCTGAATCAGAAACAGTTGTGCTTGTAGAGGGTCAAGGCGACGTATGGAGATTGGATGAAGCGGGTATTTACAACGCCGTTGGAATCTTTGGATGCTCATTAAGCGATGAACAACTAATAATCTTAGAAAGATCTGGAGCGCTAAATCTTGTTTTATTAACAGACAATGACGAAGCTGGATCAGCAGCAAAAAATAAAATAAAAGATCAGTGCGGAAGGCTTTTCAATATTCAATCACCCGAAATACCACAGAAAGATGTCGGGGATATGAGTGTAGAAGAAATAAAATCAATAATAGAGCCACACGCAAAATAACAAATGTCTGAAGAGAGAAAAAAATGCAAAAGATACTAGGGTTTGCTGGATCAAAACAGTCTGGAAAAAGTAGCTGCTGTAATTTTTTACATGGCTATCTTATGAAGATTAACAATTGCATTGATCAATTTGATCTTACTTCAAATGGAAAATTGATTGTCAACTCTGTCATCGTGAATGAGAAGGGGGAGACAGAGGATTCCATGGGTCTTCTCGACGTAGAAAGAGACGACTACGAGTTCGCCATGTGGGCAGCAAACAGCATGTGGCCGTATGTTAAGGCATACTCTTTTGCCAAACCCCTAAAAGACATTTCTATTGCTCTATTTGGTCTGACTGAAGATCAGTGTTATGGATCTAACAAAGATAAGGACACTCCCGTTTCCATCAGGTGGAATTTCTTACCCGGATACAAGGGAAGAAAAAAGAGTTTCATGACAGCTAGAGAATTTATGCAATATTTAGGCACTGATATTTTTAGAACCATAAAGCCCGACATTTGGTCTCAGAAGTGTATCGCTCAGATTTTAAGTGAAGGAACTGACTTTGCTGTAGTTAGTGATTGTAGATTCCCAGATGAAGTAGAGGCTATAAAAGAAGCTGGTGGCAAAATTATTAAACTCGACAAGCGTTCTTCCAAAAAAGATCAGCATTCTAGCGAGAACGCTTTAAGCGATTTTGATGAATATGATGCAGTTATAAATAATAGGGGTTTAGAAATGATAGATACACATAAGCAGTTGATTGATTTGCTGTTTGAGTGGGGTTGGTTAAAGACACAAACAGAATCCGTAGACGTGGACAGCGGAACTACAAAACTGATTAAAAATTAGTCAATGAAAATATTTGTAGCCACTCCAGTGCATTCTAATTGTGTCGATTATCGTTACATGATTAGTCTGATAAATTCTTTCAAGTTTTTATCTGGTTCGAGAATTGCTGTAACATTAAGATTTTTGCAGGGATCTCTTATCAATAGATCGAGAAATGAATTGGTGTCTTTATTTTTAGAAGACACAGAAAGCACACACTTACTTTTCATAGATTCAGATATTTTTGATTTTGACAAGGGGTGTTTACAGCGAATAGTGGGGGCGGATAAAGATGTCGTGGGGGGTGTCTATCCTATAAAAAAGCTCGAAGAAGACAGGATCAGATTATTATACAAAAACTTCCCAGAATCCAATCATAAAGAGATATTTTCTGGCTCTCACAAGTATAATATTAATGTGGATAAAAGTTTATTTGCTGTATACGAAGAAGCAAAAAATAACGACGGATTTTTAGAAGTTAGTCAGCTTGCTACTGGATTTTTGCTAATTAAAAGACGGGTATTTGAAGCGATGATTGAAGCTTATCCAGAAAGAAAATACAATCCCTATCCAGATGAAAAAGAGTTTCTGTCAGGTAATCTGTATAACTTTTTTGATTCTTACATTGATCAAGATACAAATGAATATCTTTCTGAAGACTATGGATTTTGTCAGCTTTGGACTAAACTAGGCGGAAAAATCTACGCGGATTCTCAATCTTCACTTTCTCATGCTGGACTATTTGACTATAAAGGAAGCTTTATAGACATGGTCGGAAAGTTTATAGGTTAAACGTGCTTGTTAGCTACATAAGAAGCTCTTCTTACAACAATTACGATTATTGTCAGCAGCAGTACTACATTAGTTATGTGCTGGGACACCCCACTGTATCTGGGAAAAAGGCTCAGATGGGGACAATAGTTCATAAAGCTATGGAGTGCTTGGCTAGAGCTAAAAAGGCTTTACAAGACAATAAAAAGAGCTTCAAGGATGATGTGCTTGGCAGAATTAGAATAACCAAGGATAAGGTTAAGTCTGAAAAATTTGTCAACACTCTAATAGAAAAAAGTTACGAGCATTACACAAACGATTCTCCCCATGACTTTACGAAAAAAGATTTTCGAGATTGCGAAAAGTGGTCTTGGATGGCCCTTCACTATAACGACGGTCAGTTTGATCCGAGAAATAGAAATATAGTGGAAGCGGAGCCTCACTTCGACATAGAGATTACTGAGCCTTGGGCAAAGTATTCTTACGATCTTCCAGACGGGACTAAGCTGGAAGGCAACCTAGCCATTAAGGGCACAATTGATCTGGTAACCCAGATAGATGACGACGTTATCGAAGTTATAGACTGGAAGACTGGCCGCAGAATAGACTGGGCTAGCGGAGAAGAAAAGACCTACGAGAAACTATCCGTAGATCCACAACTTCTTTTATATTACTACGCTATCTCTAAGATATTTCCAGATTACAAGCAAGCAATCATGTCTATATTCTACATAAAAGATGGAGGTCCATTTAGTCTATGCTTTGATGAATCT